TACTTTGAACATTGCGTTTAATTTTACCTATGGCGTTTTCGACTAATTTGTAAAGTTGTTTAACCGGGATTCCCGTCGCCTTACTGGCTTCCTTATAGCTGAAGTCCTCGAACGTGTAAAGCCTCAAAATGACGGCGTCTAATTCAGGCATCAGTTGAATGTAGGCGTCTAAATACTCGTTATCCAACCGCGAACCCAGCCACGGGGCGATAGGTTCCTCTAAATGCTTTTCGCTCAGCGTTTCCCAGTTCCGTGAGAACTTACCATATTTCACCCCAAAACGTCCCGAGGGGTCTATATGCATTAAGTAAAGAGCGCGGTTCACGTAGTAAAACAACTTTTCCTCTTTCGCTAACTGCTCGGCCTTTTCCCTTTGGTTTTCGAGAATCTTTAAAAGGGTTTCGCTCAACAGGTCGTCACCCCTAACCGCGTCACGGGTTAACCCCCGCGCGAACTTTCGCCACGTTGGGTAATGGCGCTCGAGCTCAATATCTAAAGAATTTTTCAACCGTTGGTCGATGTAGCAAAAAACTAACATATTTTTGTCGGTACTAATTTAAACCCTATTTAGTATGCAAGATGAAACACTTATTAACGAGGAAAAACCGCCCTTGTTAACCCCGGTAAATGAATTTCTCACTATCATTCAGAAACGATATAACTCAGGCCCCAACTCGTTAGCCGCTGGCGGTTATCGCGAGGTTTTGAAAATGGCTGAGCAATTTATCCAAGCCGAGGCCGCTTTTGCCAACGCTGCTTATACGGCGGGATATGAGAAAGCAATCGAAGATATTAGAAACGCTAAAAACATTGAGCCCCGAAATGAAGCCGAAACAACTGCCAACGATTGAGGAACTCAAAGAACGGCGGCTCGATATCTTGGGGCTTTATCCTCATATCAAAACCGACTATATGCGCGACACGTTGCACCGCCGAATGGTAAGCGTTAATCGCGACCTCTATACACTAACAAAAAACCCGATTTACAAATGAAAAAGCAAACTGGCGTTGAATGGCTAGCGCAATGGTTAAACGATAATCCCGTAGTATATCAAAAAGATTATTACGCGGCTATTGAATGGGCCAAAGCAATGGAAAGAGAGCAAATTATTGAGGCTTGGAAAAATGGGTCCGAAATTTATGACCACTCAGCCGAACAATACTACAACGAAACATACGGAGGTGACAAATGACTGAACTAAAATATACGGCTATTGCCTTTGCGATTTTTTACGGCATTGTGAGCGTTATTGCGTTAGTGCTGGTTCTGCGTTTCTTTTATAAACATTTTAAAAAGGATTTATGAGCCCCGAAAAGTTAGACCAAATAATTAACGACCATTTCGGTACAAAGGCCCTCTTTTCGGCTCGAATGAAAGTTAGCAGGTTCACGGCTTACCGCTGGGCGAAAGAACCCGAGCGAATGAGCCTTAAAGACCTTGAACGGCTGAGTAAAATAACGCGAACCCCAATTTGTGAACTATTATGAGCGCCTACGAAAGCCTAGCCCAAGCAATTGACCTCGTATCGGTTCAAAATCGACGGGCCTTATTTAGCCTTTTGGGGCCCTATTTTAACCCCGAAATGTTGGCGGCAAGTGTGAACTACCTTGAGCGGTTCAACGTGCCCGCTTTGACGCCGCACGAAATAGCCAATAAGATTTTTGAGTTAATCGCCGAATCGAGTGGGCTTGAGGATTATCGCGATTCCACAACGAAAAAAACCCCATACGTTCATACGCGGCAACTGGCGATGTATGTTCTTTATACCGAAATTCCCGAATTCAGTTACCAACAGGTTGGAAACCTATTTACAAAGCGATTCGGACACGCCACCGTTTTACACGCCTGCCAAGCAACCGAGGAACGTTATTCTTGCGACAGGGCAACCCGCGATCGTTTGAATAAATTAACGGCCTCACTAGCAAACCACGGGATGTTCGCCACAAGGGAGCGGCTGGGTAAAATTCAAATCATTATCTAATGGGAAAATTTAAAAACCTAACCGAGGACGAATTGAGAATTACACGCTGGCGGCTGCTATCTTTTGAGCCCAAAACCTCGGGAGATATTGAACGGAACCGAAGGCAATTAATTAAGGTTTCGAAAATGCTTTATGAGCGCACCCGAAACCCAATTTATTTACTCGGCATAAATGGCGATTAACTTTTTACCCAAACAAACGGAATGTTTAAACGCCCTTGCTATTGATTCAGCGGCCGAGGTTGTTTTATTCGGCGGAGCTGCTGGGGGGGCGAAGTCATTCACCGGGTGCGCGTGGCAAATAATGAGGCGTTTGAAATACCCAGGTACTCGCGGCCTAATTGGTCGAAGTAAACTCGACACGCTGAAAAAAACCACTTTAAAGACTTTTTTCGAGGTTGCGGGGATGTTTGGGCTCAGGGCTCACGAACATTACACATATAACGCCCAGTCCAACGTAATAACGTTTTACAATGGCTCCGAAATCATTTTAAAGGACTTATTTGCGTACCCGTCAGACCCTTCATTTGATTCGCTTGGCTCCCTTGAAATTACCGACGCTTTTATCGACGAATGCAGTCAAGTGAGCAAAAAGGCGGTCGATATAGTTCGGAGCCGTATTCGATACCGATTAAGCCAAAACAATTTAAGCCCGAAAATCTTGCTAACCTGCAACCCGTCGAAAGGCTGGTTATACAATGAATTTTTCGCCCCGTTTCGTTCGGGACACTTACCGCCTCATCTTGTGTTCATTCAATCGCGGGTGAGTGACAATCCCCACCTACCCGCCACCTATGCCGAAACACTCGCGCGGCTTCCTGAGGTGGATCGTAAAAGATTATTAGAAGGCGATTGGGATTTTGATGAAACTCTCGACGCGCTGTTTAGCACTGACGACCTTTTAAGATGTTTTAGAACCCCCGAAACGACGGGCGAGTTATACATCACGGCCGATATTGCGCGACTCGGTAAGGATAGGACGGTTATCGCGTTATGGCGCGGCCTCTCGCTTATCCAAATAACTGAGTTAAGAAAGAAACGAATTGACGAAACGGCGGCCGTTATTCGCGAGTTAGCCGACTATCATAAAGTAAAATTGAGTAACGTTATCGCCGATGCTGACGGGTTAGGAGCGGGGCTCGTTGACGTGCTCAAGTGTCGAGAGTTTCGAAATGGCTCAAGGGCAACTAAGCCCGAAAGGTTCGCTAACCTGAAAGCCGAATGTTTTTTTAAACTCGCCGAACTAATCGAAATAAACCGGGTAATCTTTCCCCAAAACCACCGCGACACAATCGTTAAAGAACTCGACCTCATTCGCCGTAAAAACCCCGAGGGCGACGGCAAACTCGCGGTTACGGGCAAAGATGAAATCCAACGAGTTCACGGCCTTTCGCCCGACTACGCCGACGCAATCGCGATGCGTATGTTTTTCGAGCTTTTCCCCAACTATGGGCGTTATTCATACGCCTAGTTTTCCACAACGAAACCCGCGCCAGTTGTGGGCTTGCTTGGGTTACTAACAATAATCACAAAAATATTTTTGTTGTGTAGCAATTTTGCTACATATATTTGCTTCACAATTAACAACAAAACATTAAAGCAATGAACACAAAATTTCAAACCCTACTAAGTGCTTACGAAGCATTAGAAGTAAAACAAGATAACGGCACTATCACAATGACAGAACAAGCAGTTTTTTGCCGTCTTTCAGAAATATTAAATGAAATGCTATTTAATAAGTAATCAATCGAGGGGCGCGACTCACCAACGCGCATTTTTTCAATAGCAACTTAAAACCCTTTTTTATATGTCTTATTCAATTATTATTTCAAACTACCCAACCCGCTCGGCTGAAATGTTCAACTTTACCAACTTACGCGAGGCGCTCAATTCATTCATTCAGCGCTGTGACGAACTCGGCCTCGAATATCGCGAGGATAACAACGGCAATTTCATTGCTGGCGGTATCGGCTCCGATTATTCAATCGAACTAATTTCTACTTTTTAAACCCCAAAACCACCAAAAAAAATGAGTACCCTCACATTCGAAATCAAGGTTCCAACAACCGTCGACATTATTACAATCGAACTCCCTTATTACTGCGCTGACGATTATGGATGCTGGGCAATAATCGAGGAAAACAAGATTATCAGCGTGAACAACTGGCAACGAATCGGGCAAGCGAGTATTTGGCTCAAAACCGAAATTACTCCCGATATTAAAAACCCGAACATTAAGCCCATTACTCGCGAGGAGTTCCTCGAAATTTATAACGCCGTTCAATCTAAATTTTCCGAACTGATATGAAAGAGGATATCAAAACCGAACTCCGAATTATTCTAATTATTAATCTAATTACTCTATTATGGTTACTTACCCACTAACCCCCGAAACGTTGGATTCCCTCCAAAAGTTTCAAACGCGGCTCAACTCCCAGCCCAGCGAGTACGCCATCGAATCCACGCCCGACCGC